ACTGCGCCATTAATTCACGAATTGCGTTATTGACAAGGCTAGGAGCCATGCCTTCAGCTAAGTTAATACCGTCAATATCAGTATTTGAGCTTGCTGTTGCGCTAAATTCGCTGATCTTTGTTTTTGGCATTTCTTAATCTCCAAGCAAACCAGTAGTAGTTCCGATAGCAGCAGAACCAGGAACTAATCCTACTGGCTTGCGCTGTGTGCGTAATTTCAATTCCTGTAATATTCTTGCTTGCTCAATAGGATCAGTAGCAAATAGTCGCTTTTGTAACTCAGCAGAAGTCTCACCACTAATACCTTTAGCTCTAGCTGCGCCTTGTCTTAATAATTGCATAGCACCACCAGCTAAACCACCAGATGCTAGACTTTGCGCTACAGCAGCAGTACCACCTAAACCTTCGCTAGTAGCTAATCGCTCACCAGTTTGTGAGCCGCCCATAATTGCCTTGCCTGTCTTAGTTTGCTCACCAAGAGCATCAACGTAACGGACAAAATCATTGTATTGGTTACTGTCAGTAAAAGCATAACGTAAGAGAGACTTCTGTTTATCGCTCTTAAATATCTGACGAGAAAAGTCACCGCCTTTAAAGTTCTCAAGTCGAGAATTAACGTCTGCCATCATACCTAGACGGAAAGCCTCTTTTTCTGAATCATTCATCTTTTTCAGATCATCTAGGACTTCCTTGTATTCCATCTTTTGATACTTTTGACCGCTCTCAAATGAAGAACGAATACGCTCGTTATCAGCAAACTCTTTATTTGCTTTAGCATAAATAGGGTTCTTTTCTTTGATTAAATCGTTAAACTCACGCTTTACGTTAGAAACATCTCTACCGTAACTAGTCATCTTGCCAGTTACAGGATCAATCTCTTTCTCTACTACTCGATCTAAACCAATCTTTATCTGGTGCAGTACATTAGTTGGTACAAACTGAGCGTTACGAACTTGCTCTAAGTCTGGCAACGTATCACCATAAACACCAGCTCGTCTTTGAGCTTCTCTATAAGCGTCTTGGAATACTGGACGATCTACATACTTACGGAAATCACGAGCATCTACAGCCTTCTCATAGGCTAACGGATACTTAGCAGACGCAGCAGATTGTTGATTCTTAGCCAAGAAATCAAGGTATTCGTAACCGTTTACGTTTTTACCTAATCCTGCACGTTTTACTAAACCGCTAACAATATCGCTAGGCTGGTCTATCATGCGTGACTCTAAGAATCTAGCAGTAGCAGACTTTTGGCTTGATGGCACTACATAAGCAGCGTAAGATAAGTCTTGTAAGCTCTTTGATATATCAGCCAATACAGGACGAGGAACATTTAATCTCTGTAACTCAGCTAAAGCTGCTTGAGCTTCATCAGGAGTTAGATTGTCTTTGCTTAATGTATTAGCTAGTATCTTGTTTGCAGCAGTAGTTTGATCGCCAATTCCGGCAGCATTAAGCGCACCACGAATCATGCTTCCTGCGCCTTTGATAGCCACAGGTAAAGTACCGCCTAATACACCACCAACAGCACCAGTTACAGCAGCATTTTGTAATGTATCTTTTTCAGCAGTACCAGCACCAGTTAATGCGCCTGTAGCAGCTCCTACACCAGTACCACGAGCTATCTGACCACCTAATGTTTCACCAGTAACAGCAGCCTGAGTAGCTCCACTAGTACCTTTTAATCCCTTGAGTAAACCAAAAGGCATAGCCATACCGCCAAGCAACTCTAATGGAGTAGAAAAGCCAGGATTGTCTATATTGTATTGAGCTTGTTGCGCTCTTAATCTGTCTCTGATTGACTCGTATTCTTTACCGCTAATAGCACCAGAACGTAATGCAGCTTCTAACTCATCAGCAAAGCCAAATGTAAGACCTTGAGCTGCTGTTCTAGTCGTTTCAGCAGCACCAGAATAAGGTACTTTAGGCTGAAATACAGAAGTAGCAGGAGTTTTAACTTCTTCTGCTATAGGAGCTTGTTCCCATGCGTTTGCCATTATGGTTTAACCCTTCTTACACCTTTAGGATCAACAAAAGTAGCTCCTTTAGGTAAATTAGCGTAATCAGCATCAGTAAATACGTGTGGCTCAAATTTAGGAACCTCTAATGGTATTTCAGGAGCTTCAAGTTTTGCGTTTGAACGCCTACGAATTATTGATGACTGTAAATCTTGTGCTTTTCTAGCATTTAAATCACGTAATACTTGGATTGCTTTACCAGCATCAGCAGCAGATTCAGCACCTTGCAATTCTTTAGCTGCACGTACCGCATCACCCTCAGTTTGAGTACCTTTATTTAATCGTAAAGATTCATTTACCAACTGAGTTTTAAATCTCTCAAAGTCATTTCTTGCAATAACTTCAGGATTGTCACTACCAACAATGTTAGACGCCCCAACAAATGCTCTAGCTCTTAGACCAAACGGTATAGTTCCACGCTTAATGCTATTTAAGTATTTATTTGCATCATTAGCTAAATTAGCTGCTGCTTGACCTGCTTCATAATCTTCATCTTCAGCTTTTTGAATTGTTGTAGGTATTGGTTTTTGATTTATAGGAGCCTTATATCCTTGTATTGGCTTACCCATAGCATCTAAAACAGACATTCTTGGATCTTTAGGAAGCCAAACTAGATTTCCCTGAGCATCGGTTGATCTGTCATACATTGACTTAGTGCCACCTTCGCCCATAGGTTTACGAGCAACCACCGACCATGATTGAGTTGCAGGATTGTATTGACGAGTAGTTCCATCAGCAAAGTCACGTACTTCAGGAGCTTTTGCACCTGTACCTTCAACAGGCTTAATTTGACCATCAGCAGTACGTTGATATATAGGGCCAGCAGGTAAACCCATAGCTTGAGCTTCTTGTGGAGTCAATATTCCGCCTTGTCTGCCAGCACCCGTCGGAGCCTCAAATACAACTCGACCAGTAGGATCAACTAATACTTCACCAGGCTTTGCTGACGTTAATTTAGGCTGACGTTTTTCTTGCTCAATATCAGCAATAATACGCATAGCACCAGGCAAGTTAGTATCAATCATATCCGCTAAATCTGGATACTTTAACTTTAACTGCTGTGCGCCTTGCAGAGTTCTTTGCTGCTGTAGCATTTGCTGTGCTGACATTCTTTGCTTAATACCGCCCTCGTAAGCACCACCAGCACTCTCAAAGCCACCCGCAACTGCGCCTAAAATGTTTTGCAATGCTGAACGTGGTGGGCCATACGAACTCATACCTTTAGATAAGGCAGATACAGCTCCTAGCAATCCTTGAACTTGCGCTCTTTTTTGTAACGCAGCAGTTTCGTCAGCACCTAGCAGCCCTTGATATGCACTAGGTAAAGTTCCGAACGGTGTTAAATCTTCTAATGCCATATATCACCTAAATTAGTGAAATCGGTTGACCGCCAACTACGGATTGTTTGTACGGATCCATTGCTGCAACAAAATCGTAAGGCTTAACTCCACGACCTGCTTGCAAAGGAACTGGAGCAGACTGAGGCATTTGTTCTGGAGTTAGTAAACTATTAGTGGCATTTAATGCTTGAGCTGTCATCATTGGATTTTCGTAAGCAGATTTACCTGCCATACCTATCTTATCTAAAAATGATGGACTTGCAGCTTGTCCTATAGATTGATTTATTGGGAATCCACTTGCTCCACTAGACACTGCATTACTTAATGAATTTGCTCCAGCAAAAGCAGGAGATGCACCGCCAGATAAACCAGGTATTGAATAAGGAGTAGTAGCAACCTGTCCAGATAATGCTGGAGCTGCGCTAGATACAAGACCAGGAATAGCATAAGGAGTAGCGGCAGCAGCAGTTTGTCCGGCTAATGCAGGGGCAGCACTAGAAACAAGACCAGGTATTGCGTAAGGAGTCGCAGCAGCAGTTCCGGCAGCAGTTCCAGCAGTCCCTGCGGCAGTTCCGGCAGCACCAGCAGCTCCACCAACACCTAAAGCAGCCCCACCAGTATAGCCAGCAACAGCACCAAGCAAAGCACCTTGTAACGGGTTGTTAGGCTTCATTAAAGCACCAGCCGCAGCACCTATAGCTGGAATTAAAAGTGGCGCACCCATTATTTACCCCCTTGCTGAGTAGTCGTACTAGTACCACCAGAAGGTACACTAGTGAATAGATTCGTGAATTGCTGTAGCTTTTGCTGTGGCAGAGTTTGTTCGTAGTTATAACGGTTGATAGCGTCTTGCAGAGCTTTCTGCTGATATGACTCAACGCCCTGACCTGCTGTCAGTAACTTCTGAATATCTTGGTAATCAGCCTGAGCATAAGCTGGCGCACCTTGTACAGCAGCCATTTGTCTGCCACGCTCTGCCTCAGCAGATTGATACGCTAATTGACCTGCACTTTCCGCTAGATTGCGACCGAATATATCTTGAGCCTGACCAACTTGCTGACCCATTGCGCTAGAGCCATAACGACCCATTGATGAAGCCTTAGACTGTAAGCCTTGTACGCCACGAGTATATGCTTCTTCAGCCTGACGAGTAGTTCCTGCTAATGCACCTTCCAAGAATGGATTAACGCCTCTACCTTGAACTGTGGAGAGATATTCTTGCTGCGCTGCTTGCTGAATTGGAGAACCTGATATAGCTCGTTGTTGAGCCGCCTGTAATGCTTGTGTCGTAGCTTCACTAGGAGATACATAAGTCTGACCAGGAAAGAATTGCGCTCCAGGTGCTTGGTACTGACGTTTAGCTTCCTCAAGACCATAAGTTACATACGGCTTAATGCTCTCGTCTATCCCGCTTGTTGTGGTTGACCCACCGCCTCCACCGCCCATATTACACCTCGCAAATCCACTGTTTAGGACGGAAACCTAATTGTTTCGCCCTACGTTGCCAACCTTGTCGATGGCTAGAGAAAGTTACATATTTTGCATTAGCTTGACTTGCCAAGCCTTTTATGTATTTTAGCCCATCTTCAACCATTTGATAATCATTTTCTAACGTCCAAGCCGCCCAAACGTGTAGATGTAGTCCAGATGGCTGCAATATGAAGAAGCCACCGAACCTCTGCTCCTTCAAAACTACCCATAGAAGTGATCTATTAGAGATTAAATCTGCATAGACATCTTCTACTATCCAATCCTCTGGGCTATACCCTTTAATTTTGTCTAATGGTGCTTTAATTGATGCCCACCATTTCCGAATATCTGCTACTGGTATATGTCTAAATTCCATTAGCCCACCACAATGTAGCCGTATGTCTTATCTGCTGTGTTATTAGACCAATGCGTCAAAGTAGCACTCCCTTGAGTTTGTGAAGAAACGTATATGTTACTTGTAGCTGATGGAGCTATATATTGCATTGTCGCTATAACGCTAGGTACAGATGGTCTTGTAGGACTTGTGCTAGTACCATAATGCTCAATAGATATACCAGTATTAGAAACACGCCACATTATCTCAACATAATCATTGGCTTGCAATTCTAAAAAGAAATTAATTGCTGCAATCATGTGGCTAGGATCGCCAGCACTTTTACGAGTCGTTAATCCAAAACGACTATTTGAGCCAGCTATATCTGTTCCATTTTTTCTAAACCATACATCTACTTCTTCAGAATCATTATGGTTATTCTTAAACTGAATAGAAAACTGAATGTTATATATGCCATAATTTCTGACGTTCATTCTTGAGCTATTCGATAGATATACTCCGTTAGAATAGTCAGTGGTGTTTAACGTTATTGCGTAAGCTGTAGTCGTATTAGCAGCAGTTTGATCTGTAGTATCCTGAAACGCACCATAAGGAGCTGCATCAGCCTCAGCAGCATTACTTATAGGAACCAAGAATATCAAGCTCTCTTTGCCTATACGGCTGTCGTATATAGTCGTTGTAGTCACATTGCCTGTGGCTAAAGTTACCTTGCCAGTGTTATTCGTCTTACCGTCCATAATCCCACGAACGACCTCAGCAACCTGTCGCTGATCCCCACCAAAAGGAGGTAACGTCTGAAACTGGACTGTTCTCGTCATCGAGTACCCTGACCTGCTATGTCTATTTCAACCGCTACAGCCGTTCTCCAGTTACCACTAGGACTAGTTTTAACCCTGTGATACCTACCTGCCGAACGCAGCCCACAGCGACCCTCAGAATCAGCTACAGACGCATCTCCGAACGTAATAGCATCAGACAATAGCTCACGACTTGCGACCGCTACAGAGCCGCTACCAGCGTCCACAATAGGTCTGCCTAAAGTAATGACTGAATGACCAACATCTATGTCACCTGACGTTAAAGCAGCCTGTTTGTATTGACCGCTAAAGGTAACAATATTAGGGCCTCTCGTTGCAGACAATAACAATAGACCACCAACCCACTGACGATCATCCAAAGAGATACCTAGTGAGTCTATGCTTGCGCTAAATACGTCTAATCCTTCTAGCGTTACAGATGGCGTTAGAGCAAACGATACGCTATCAGCAGTAGTCTCTGCATACGACCATTTTTGTAGCGAGATGTTATAAATCAGCAGTAAATTGTCACCATTCTGTGCAGGAAACAGCCAAGTAATCAGGCGTTTCTCAGTATCTATAGCAGATGACATTCCTAACTTAACTGCTGTTAGGTTAGCGTTATCAAAGAACCATCGATCTATCTTTTCTGTACCAATTCCTTTGGTTGTCTGACCGTCACACACGTAAAAACCATCGTCTGCTAGGAAATATGTTAATCCTGCAAAGTTTATGATTGATCCGGCAGAAATACAGCCTAAAGTACGGTTAATAGCGTCAAACTGGAAGAAATACGGACTACCTGCATACGTCATACGGTAGATTGCACGTTCTAAGAATACGATTCCAAACTCACCACCCGCTAATCCTGTGATGTCACCACCGTCAGGCATTACCTGAGAGTCAGCTTGACTAGCAAGACCAGCAGTCCAATCTGTTTCATCGTTAATATCAGACCAATAAACCTTGTTTTCTTCGCCAGCTACGTTAGCAGCGACTACAAAGTCCTTAACTACAGTTACATACTTAGCTTCTGGAGCATCAGCAGACAAATCTCCTGCATAAGTCGATGAATTTAGCGTGAACGACTGTAATTTATCCGTTCCGTTAGCCATAATCATCTTTGCACCATACTGCGTAACGTCCCAATACTCAATATTTGTATATCCAGAAGTAGTTAATGGAGACATTGCACGAGTTCCGGCAGTATATTTATACAAATTACTAGCAGAAGCACCAAATAGTGATACCGTTCCTGCGTATTTACCCGCAAAACACGTCAATAAATCAGCATTAGCATCGTCAGAATACTCAACTTCATCAAGAAGTGGAGCATATCCATTAGTAACTGGATAACAGTTAACTGCACCAGTTAAAGCACCTGTAACTCCAGGCTGATCTGGTAGCCATTCACCAAATATTATTCGTTGTTTAGCCATTATTGCCTTGTCCAAGTATCAGATTGCGATGAAACTACTGTCCATGTGTTATCGCCAGAAGGAACGATAGTCCAAGTATTCGATTGTTCTGTGACGTTATCCCACTCGTCACCAATTACCTGACCGTCTGCGCTTATATCAGCATTTCCTTCTATGTCAGCTATTGCGTTCCATACAGCAATCGCTAAACATGAAACCTCTGCTAGAGCATCTACCGAAGCGTTACCACTATAATCAACTTCGCTACTTGATGTTACCGTAGCTGCCCCATCAATAGCAGCAGTTCCTACCTGAACTCGTATGCCTTCAGCCGTAACCGTAGCAGTACCGTCAATAGCACCAGTAAAGAATAATGTTCTAGTAGCCTCTGCCGTAACCGTTGCCGTACCATCTACAGCAGCAGTAGCAAGTATTATTAAGCCACCATTAGCCGTTACAGTAGCAGTACCAATTATTGAGCCAGTAGCACTATAAATAATGCCACCTGCCGCAGTTACCACCGCAGTTGCATCTATAGAGCCTGTAGCAGTCTGAATCCTAATGCCTACAGCAGAAACAGTAGCAGAGCCGTTAATACTTCCTGCACCGTTATAAACAGCAAAAGCGTTTGCCGTTACTGTGGCAAAAGCATCTACCGCAGCAGTAGCTAATACGACATTCCCAGCTTCACCTAATGACGAATACGGAGCTTGTGAATATGCCGATAAACCAAACATTTAGAACACCACCCACTTAGACCCACTAGGAACAGTTACGCTTACACCACCGTTAATCGTAATAGGGCCAGCACTCATAGCTGAATATCCGCTAGGAATTGAGAAACTTGTAGCTACAGTGAGTTTGTTAATTACGATACCGTTAGAAGCACCTAACTGCTCTGCGTAAGCCGTATTATCAGCATCCTCATGAACAGACTTGGCGGCAGGATACGTAGCAAATACGTCCTTGCTATTGCTTGCAAACGATATAGGTGAAGTAGTACCAGAACTGTTAGCTAGTACCGTATCACGAGATAAAGTAGTACCAGAAGATGTGTAAGTACCGATACCTACTTCCCATGTTCCAGCAGTGCTATCAACAATAGAATAGTAGGTAGTATTGCCATTACCAATTACAGCAAAGGATTGAAACCCAGCACTAGCACCAGCAAGCGTTAGCGTACCAGTGCCAGCAGTGGTAGATGTTTCCTTGACACGATCTGCGACAACTAGTGCCATTATTTACCCCTTACGCCAGAGTTACACTAAGACCGCCAATAGCTATCTTAAAGATATCTCCAGAAGAAATAGTTTTAGATGTGTCTAATGCTGTGTGGTAAAGCAAGTTACCACTAGAAGAAGCGTCAAGAATACCGATCCAGCCAACTGTACCCCATGAACCAGAAGCCTGTGGAAACTCTACCGCAGCAGTATTCGTAGATACACCGTTACTAGGCGCACCCATTGTTACCGCAGTACGTGTATAAGAACCGCCAGATACTTCAGTGCCAGTATTGGCATCAGTAGGATCAGACGTATATAGACCTACGTAAACAGTAGAAGGACTTGTATAGCTCGTATTACGCAAGGTAGCGTTAATCAGAGCATTTTCTAGGAAATTTGACATCTCTGCCATAATTGTTACCTCACGTTATAGTTCATTGACATTGGCTGACCACTATACTCACTACTCTGGTCTGCAATCGTTATTGATGATATTGCTCTATCGTACAAACTAGCCCAAGTCTGTAATCTTGCGTCATTCATTAGATACGGTTCTGCCTCGCCTAAAGAAGCATAAAGCAACGCATCAGGGAAGTTAGTTAAGAATACATTACCTTGATTTGAGTCGCTCAAGAAGTACGGCTGTGCGTAGTAGAGCATTTGTAGCTGATAAGTTGAATCAGGAACAGGAGACAATTGAAGCTCTGTCGCTAACACAGTATAGTCAGTAGGCTTACCTGATTCTGTAGCCCTGTAAGAGTTATAGAACGAGTTAGGCGCACTATAGGCTAGTGTCGTTATAGGGTTAGTATTGACGTGAATATCACGCATCTCTAGGAAGTCAGTAGGTAATCCTACGGTAGAGTCTCCACCTGTCGTATTTGCTGTAGCTACAACCAACATTTGACGAGTTCTAAGTTCTCTACGCAGACGTAATTCAGCCAACTGGATGAACGTAGGAATCATAGCCGTTAAATCACTACGAGCTAAGTAACTAGCTATCGTAGTCTTTAGTTCACTGTATGTACTAAAAGCCATATTATTCCTCTAGTTGCTCAAAATCTTCCCAGCCGTACTCATACGTACCTACGTGTTTGATGTGCATAGACAGCTCGTGATCCACCCAAGTATCAAAGCCATTGTCACCAGCCTTAACGCAGAAGTGAACATCCTCACCGACTACACCTGTTGGCCCCCATCCTGCATCAAACCACGGCTGAGGAACCTTCTCAAACACTTCCCTACGAATCATTACCGCCCCAAAACCAACAGCAGTAATCTTCTCAATACCTTCCTTACCACGAGAATCGACATTAGACCAATGATGGCGAATACCTTTCTCATCCTCTGACTTAACTAACAACTTAGCAGTAGGCATACATGGTTTACGTCTAGTGACAGCATTGACACCTACGATTCCAACCTCACGAGATAACATTATCGTTATCAGATCAGGAGGAAAACGCATATCGCTATCAATGTATAAAACAGCGTCACAGCCCTCTTTTAATGCTACCTGAGCTAACTTCTCACGCTGATCGAATATAAGCGTTCCAGGCATCGTATAGAGGCTTAGACCGCCCTTACCGTCTTTGCATCGAACAGACGCATCATGTGCAGCCATCCTAGCAAAATCAAACGCAAAACCTGTATGTACTTCATCCCTGCATGGAATACAAACGCCAACCCTCATACTGTTCCTCGATATATCTTTAATGGTGCTTGTTCAGGATGGTTGAGCCACTTCTTAAAAGCTACCTCGTCCATTATCGCAAATCCACGCATGATTCCCATTTGATTTAGCTTATCAATAGCCGTAAAAGGTATTGAGCCTATTAAATGTAAATCTTCGGTTGCTCCTGTCCTAGCCTTGTCAACTTCCTGAAGCACTTTATTGCGCTCTAGGATGTCATATATATCTTGATTAGTTTCGATGATAATGCCGCCATCACCGTCCGCATGAACCGTCTGAGTACGAAAGTTTTCCATTAATCCCTCAAAAAAGCCCCCTACCGTTAAGTAGAGGGCTAGTCAAATTACAGCGAGAAGTCCAAGTCAGCTACGATACCGTGAGCTGCCTCGTTTTTCACCTCTAATGTACACTCAGCTAGTATCTGTGTCTTCATCGAGTCACCACTCTTAGCAAGCTCATTAGTCATGAATGGACGTAAGTAAGCAATTGCTGCGTACTCAGGATCGAGAATCAACATATCACGTGAGCGCATAAAGCGATCTGGAACGATAGACAATTGACCAAAGTCAGACTGATAAATGTCAGCAGCACCGATGATTACGCCAGCTTCAGGCTTGGTGATCTGATAACGATTTACAGCGATACCTGCAAAGGTTGACATCTTCTGTTTACCAGCAGAGCCAACGAATACAGCTTTAGGTGAACCGCCTTGATCGAAAATCGATGCAACAACAGTTTTTAACAATGCTTCAGTAGCAGTACGCTGTGTACCATCGGTACGGGTAGAAGTGCCTGAAGTTGCTGGAGCAGAACCGCCACTACCTTGTGAGCTGTTGGTCTTGATCCATGACAACAACGAACCCATTGTGCGAGCTACGGTTGATGTACCTGCTGACTTACCCTGATTAGCAGTGATGATTGTCTCTAGGTCTCTCTTTAGCTCAGCAGAAGCTTTAGCAAGTTGATAAGCTTTTTCTGAGGAACGCCCTGCTTTGTTTACTTTTTCCAAAGTACCAGAAACCTGTACAGTTTTCTGTACGATCTGTGTGTAGTTACCTACACGAGTCGTTGGAGATAAAGTTGCGCTAGTAGCGTCTGCACCTTCAACCGCAGCGTTAGCGGTAGTAGCAGCAGCTAAGCTATCTGTCTGCCACTCATGGTAAACAGCAGTTGCGCTAGTCTTACCGATAGAGGACATAATTGGTGTATCTGTTGGGCTGATGTTATAGATAACGTCAGATAAATCTTCACGCATACCGATAGCGGTAAATGTTTGATATGTAGGCATAATAATTCCTTATAAGAATCGTTCAAAAGCGGCTGCGGCATCTCTAACTGTTCCAGTTTGACGTACCCTAGCCTTCAGTTTTTTCAAGTCCTCAGCATTGCTATCTCTTGGGTTTGATACTCCAGGCTTCATCGCCTTTGGAGCATCATTCACCTTCTTAGCAATAGCTGGTTGCGATGCTTTCAATTTATCGTACTGCATAGCTTTATAAAGCGTTAATACAGCACGTGAATCAAATACATTCGCTAGTTCATCATCCGAGAATCCAGCCTGTTTACCGTAGCTGCGTATCTCTTTACGGATCACTTCACCCTTAACAGGATCAGCGTATTCAGGTAACGCACCGACTAACTTCTCAGCTTCCTGTGCGACCGTTGCACGTAGTTGCTGCTGTCTGTCGTATTCCTGCTGTTGAGCTATATGCGCCCTCTCAGCACGAACCTGCGCTAACTGCTTCTCCCTCTGAGACATCTCTGCAACCTTAACAGCGTATCCAATAGGATCAGTCTCTTTCAGGTATTCCAGATTCTCTGTTTCTTGAGGCTGCATCAAGGCTTGCTCAATATACTGCAACCTCTCCGCATAAGTATCACGGAGTTGCTTCGCTTCTTGAACTGCTTGGCGTTCGGCCTCAACCGCCTTACGTTCTTCCGCTACAGCTTGCGATTTCTTTGTATAATCAGTGCCAAGTTGATACGACTTAATGAGTTCATCTAGGGTTACCTCACGTTCTTCTCCCGCAGCTTTCACTCGGAATTTTTGGGGTTCCTCTGACTCATCAGCTTCTTCTTGTTCTACCTCAGATTCGTCCGATTCCTCGTATTCCTCTGATTCGGCATCGCTATCGTTGGATTCTGTGCGCTGTTCTGGTTGTTCCTGTTCGGAGCCGTCATCAGTACCCATTAATCCCAAAATAGCGTTAGCTGCACCATTTACATCTAACTGCGCACTTCCCTCTGGAGTGGTGCTTTCAGTATCGCTCATGTTTTCATTTCCATAATTATATAGGGAACCGCCCTATACGGACTACAAAATCTTCCATCTTTTTGCGTCAATGAGCTTCTGGTTAGTAAGCCCTTGAATATAACCTTCTATATCCTCTAGAACTCGGAGGCGTAGATACGCTTGTTCACGTAGTTCCATGTCGCTGTAATCTGTACTTCTAAACTTCTGTATTTCTAATTCTTTTAACTCGTTCATCACTTCAATGAATCGCTCATCTTGAAGTATCCGAGCTGCCCAATCTGCTTTACTCATTGGACTAAACCACCTAATTCTTTAATCGCTTTCAGGACAATCTCAGCTTGCTTCTGACGCATTTGCTCGTCTGCCATATCCATCGTTAGAATTGCCTGTAACTGCTGAACAGCTAACTGTGCTTCTTTAATCTTGATGTCAGCCTGTTGCTGCTGGTTCTTCATAGCCATCTCTAGACCCTTTTGGGTATATTGGGCTTCAAGTTCCTGCTGCTTTAACTTTAGCTTCTCCGAATCAATCTGCGACTTCGCAGCGATCTTCTCTCTTTCAACGTTCGCAAGCATCTGAGCAACCTCTGCCTGTGCATCGGGAGACTTGGGTTGAGGCTGTGCAAGAGCAGCATCTTGTTCAGGAGTAATTTCGTTAAGAAATGCGTTTGCATCTTTAAACCCTGCTGACTCGATAAACTTTGCTAACGTGGTGCGATACTGACCTACAGATACTAGCGGATTAGATGGGCCAAACTGCTGCAATATCTGCTCTTGTTTAGCTAGAATCATCTGCAACATAGCCAGCTTCTGATCTCTGTCACCAGAGCCTAAGCCTACGTTAATGCTAATGTCGTATTCATTCGCCCAAGTTCTAGGATCGTACTGTACGTACTTGCCACGCATACGGACTAGCTTTGCCTTGTCCTGATACTTGCCCAATAGATGCAAGATACCTCTGAACAGCGACTTAACGCCAGTATCAGCAAACACACGAGCGATCAACTCCAACTTACCGCTATTAGACTTCATCATAGCCGCTACAGCAGTAGCAGTTACGTTATTGAGTACGTCTGGATCGAGACCTGCGTTAGCGTCTGATACGCCTGTACGCTTTGCTGCTACACCGTCCAGATACTCAAACATTGGGAACGCCTGACCTGTTACGCTAGGTACTTGCATTGGAATCAGAGCATTAGGATTCTTGACTCGGATAATGCCACCAGGCGTAGCGTTAAGCATGTCGTCCAGGTTAACCTGGCCGTCCACGACACCAACACGAGCATTGTTCGTTAGATACAAGTTATCCAAAGTCTGACGCATTAACGTGGACTTAATTAACTGAATGTCCATCGTGCGATCAGCTAATGACTGACCAAAAAATTTGTGCGGGATTGGGATTGGACAGATTGAATGGAACGGAATAACGTCAGTTTCTTCGTCATCCAAAATCTCAGAGCCACAGTAAACAATCCTGCGTAACTCAGCAATACCATCCTCATCCTCGTCAATACGTATATAGCACTCGTACACCTCAAGCACTTGCATCGAGAAGTCTAGGCTAGGCGATGAATCTGGTTGCTCGTCTTGGTTAAATCGTGCTATACGCTCAGGACTGTAGGTTAGATCGTCATACGTTGGCAGACTGTCAACTACGTCTTTGCTGTAACCCATAGCGATAAGATCACTACGAGGCATTAAACGTCTGTGAGCTACGAACGGAGAATCATCAATAGTCTTGGCTGACTTAGAGATCAAGAACTCCTCTGGTGGTACGTTCTCAATCTTTACCTGACCAGACTTCTTAACCTTCTTTACCGTTACAGAGTAAGACGGAGCCATAATCGGCATACCCATCTCATCAACTCCTGCCTCAACCATCTCTACCTTCTGACGCACGACTTCCATCGTCTCGTCAGATAGCAATAAGGCAAGTTCTTCTTCTGTTAGGTTCTTGTACTTTTCTTTGACTACATCTTCCTGCGAATCCCAGTAAGACTTAACGATACCTGTCTTTTGTAGCAGCGCATCCTTAAACCAGTTATGCAGAATCAGCAGACCATCATTCTCACGATAAAAGACCCAGTTACAGTATTCAGTAGCTTGCTTGGCTGATTCCTCATCATTAGGTGACTTAGGCTCAAAGTAAACAATGTCCTCTGTTGTCGTAAAGACACGTAGAAGCTGTGGCAATGCGCCATCTACAGCCTCTGCTACCTCGCCTGTTACGATCTGTGAGCGACCTTCAACCTCGTTACCGTAAGGTTCACGTAAGTAATACTGTAGTGCTTTCGTGCGTTCGTCAGTAGTTTCAGAGTCGATAAAGCCGATTGAGTTATCAATCTCGTTCTCTAAAATACCTTTTACTTGTCCTGAATCCATAGCTAAACCCTATGCGGATATTTTGCTTATTATACAACCCATTTAGTATTTATTGGGATATTTGATGACCATGAATCGTCTGATTCGTCAAGTGTTATCGCTAAATACCTGAAACTATCTGAAGCGTGAGATGCCCAATCATGTAGCGGTTTCTCGTAATAGACGTTCTGCTTCTCGTTATATTCCCTACGATAGTTACGTAAAGCATTAACACCTTGCTTAGTCTTATCCTTGTCAAACCAACAACGTGGTAGCAACCTACGCACTGCCTGTATTCCATCAGCCACAGATAATCTAGGAGCTACGGTAATCTCTAGTCCTGCTTCTTGGAGGACTTCCTTGCGACTCTTTCCTGTCCCCATCTCACGGACTTCAACGTCATGTGGAAGGTACTGGTCGAAACGCTCATATCTATTTTCTTTGAGCCAATTGACATACCAATCAAGCCCGACCCCGTGGTTTTCCACGAAATCAATGAGCCTGACTTCCTTGCCAACCAGTTGAGCCACCCACAAGCAAGTAGAGTCACCCATACCCAAATCCCAAGCCACATAAGACTTGCAAAGATCATCACGGTCAACAGTGGTGATACGACCTTTTGCTTCAAGATCGTTGATAATCTGCCCATAGTAAGCCCCTTCTACGGCACTATTAAAGTTGCACTCGAACTCTTGCTGATACTTGTCCTCGCCCATCTCAGCACGAGCTGCATTAAGTTCTGACTCAGGAATGATTCCTGTTTGACTAGCTTTAAATTCAATTAGTTTCCAGCCTTCAGTTTCTTCTGCTCTATCACGGAACTCTGCAAAGTGATTCATACCCTTTGGGGTTCCTATGAATAAGCACCAGCCTAATCTATCACTCAGACTCGGTCTAAGAACCTCATTCCATACCTTTGGGTTCATGTCACCTACTTCGTCTAGGACGCACCCATCGTAGTAAGTTCCACGTAATGAGTCTGGATTATCTGCGCCATGCAACGAGATTCGTCTGCCCCAGAAGTCAACACGCAGTTCAGATATGTTTACGGTAGCACCTAGCGGTCTAGTAAACTTAACCAAGTAGTCAAACGCTATCCTCTTGGCTTGTGTGTAAGTAGGAGCAACGTAACAGAATCTAGGATCAGGCAGCTCGCACTCTATTGCTTTTTTGATAAGCTGGTTGATTGCGCACACAGTTTTCCCAAATCTTCTGTGCATAACTCCAACAACGAACCTATTGTTATCCATAGCCTCATGTAATACGAGCTGCTGTGGTCTGGGTTTGTATGGAATTATTATTTCTGCCATGTCACGCTATGTTGCATTGCACCGCCATCCGCACCAGTAAGTTCCTGCTTTATGCGCTCAGAGTAATTCTTAGGAAACCTAGCTGCCATGCTTCTTGACCATAAGCCAGTATTGATTCTTGGCGTTTCTTTTGTCTCAATTAGGTGAGTTTGAGCTAAATCTTCCCAATATGCCTGACTATATGCGTGAGCATCCTCCAAGGCATGACAAAATTCCTCAATAGAGTCTCTCCACCTACATAATGTTCTATACGATATGTCTAATTGAGCTGACATTTGCTCAAATGACTTGCCTAGTTTTCCTAGTTCGATAACTTTTTGGCAATATGAAGGATCATACTCTGATGGTCTGCCTACTGGTCTTTTCTCTACTTCTTCCATTGCATTACCTTTCTGGTGTCATGCGTAATACTTATCGTACACATCCGGTCTATTTTCTTTTATCCAAGCTCTAGGTTCCTCGTGGCACTTTGCGTAATCCATTCCTACTGTCTGACTTCCTGCGTGATGCACGTAAGCTGTGCTTACAAAATGACTGAACCCTGCTTTAGATAGATCATCGCACATAATGTTATCTGAATACCAATTAGTGCTAGGGAATCTTGCTACGTCAAACGCCTGTTTACTTACGTAAGCAAAAATAGGCGCAATGACCCCTACTTCTTTGATGTGATCTTCTGATTCGTATTTTAACCCAACGATAGAATCATTAGTAATACTACAACGAATATTTTGATCCCAAAGCACATAATCACTTCTTGCTCCTACGAAACCTAGTTTGTCTGTGTGATTCTTTAGTAATGCTATATCTGATAGCATATTCTGATAAGTTGTCGGAGTTATAACAACGTCATCGTTAGCGATAATGATTTCTTTGTAACCATCGTAGAACGCCTTAGACATAGCTTCGTTATACGCATCACCAAAGTTTGTAGCTACGTTGTATATCCATGTGTGTACAAGTTCAGCATCCTCAGTATTTTTACTGGATAGATATACAGGTATGTTCGGACAATACGCCTTTATGCTTAAAAGCAGTATATTTAGACCAATGTTTCCTGTGCTACAGATTACGATAGCTTGCATATTAATTAATAAGTCTGAGAACTAGGGAAAAAGAAATCCCCATCGCTTTTTCTAAACACAACATCCTAATTCTCAGGCTTTTTAGCTCTTTGTTAAGATTACTCGAATAAAATCTATTGCTCTTGGCGTTCTAAGCAGTGTCTCCTGATCCTGTATCGTTTGACCGTACTCAGATATACCGAACTCCATTGTCTTTACTGTAAATCTATCTTCCCAGCCTAAATACCAGTGCCAATCAGTATAGTATAAAAAGCTGTTTTCGTTAAATGCTCTTACGTGAGTTGGATCCTGCCATGCGCCTAAACTCAAGTCATACGGCACTTGAATGTGGAACTCGCCACCAGTGTCAAGCAATGCTTTACAGTTCGTCATTGCCGTTACTAGATCAGGTATATGCTCCAGTACGTCATTAGCGACTATCTGATTAAACATTCCCTTCTTTATCTCTACCTTGCCAAACCTAGTGTCAATTACCTCACCAAACTCTACGTGAGTAATATCTATGTGCCAATCAGGTTTAGTTCTAGCCTGTATATCAGCGTTAAACCATTCATCTCGCCAGTCTTTACCTGATCCTAAATTAAGCGTTTTTGGCAGCAATTAAAGCCTCTATATCGTTAGAGCAAAGCAATGGAATTAAATCGTTTATACGGCTATCTGGTAGCTCCCACCATGCGTTTTCTA